CCGCTATCGACAACATCGCCGCCCCCATCGACGGTCAGGAAGTTGCCGGTCACCAGCGCGCCGCCGGCCAGCAGCACGTCCGCTACCGGGATGCCGCTGTCGTTCAAGAGTTTGCCGGTCGTGTCGGCGTAGCCCGGCAGATGCCCCGCTACCGCGCCGGCAGGCCCGACGACATCGCCCCCGCCCCCGCTGGTAACCGTCTTCCATGTCCCGTCGCCGAACCATGCGGTAGTTGACGACGCCCCGGTTCCACCGTTCAGGTTCCCGACCGGCAGGTTGCCGGTCACGTCGCTGTTGAGATGCACTAGGAGCGAATTATCGTCGCCGTCTATCGTCTTGTTCTGGAGCGTCTGGATGTCGTCTGTTCCGACAACATCCCCAATCGGCACGGACTTGCCGCTGTCCGCGAGAACCTCGCCCGTAGTGCCGTTGAACATCGCGAAGTTGCCGTCAACCGAGCTTCCCGGCCCGGTCACCGCCGTCTCCTCGGCCCACGCCGAGCCGGTGTAGCGCCAGTACGAGGAGGTGGCGGCGTTGTACGCCCGGTGTCCACGGGCGGGCGGCAGGAACAGCCACGCGGGCGTCCCGACCGTGTACCAGACCGCCACGCTGTCGGCGTGTCCCGCGAAGGCGCCGGAAGGGGACGCGCCGACGATGTAGGTGTCGCCGTTGGCCGGCGATCCCGGCGGCGTCGAGAGGATGCTGGTCACGCTTAGTTGAGTGAGTGCTTCCAGCCGGGCGAAATTCGGATTGAACCCGCCGACGCCCCAACCGACCTCTCCGGGGGAATAACCCCATACAAGCCCTATGTGCGGTCCAGTACTACCGGGCATTACAATGTCCCATCGAAGTCGAAGTCGAAACCGAAGTCGAATGTCGCCGGCCGGCTCACCGCAAAACGATAGTGCTGCCAGGACGCCAGCCCGTCCCGCACAGATTCAAGCTCGAACCACAGCACCCCCGGATCGCCGTCTGCGGCTGCCATAGTCGTGTCGTAAACCAGGGTTGTGCCGGTGATGCCGGTCACCGTGCGAAGCAGGGTCGTCCCGTCGTACACCCGCACGGTGTAGGTCACGCCCGTCTCGGGGCCGGTACTCGCGGCGCTATGGTCCAACAAGACATTGCCTTGCACGATGCGGTCACGGTGCGCCCAGGTCAGCGTGATATCGCCGCTAATCACATGCGGATTACAAAATCCTACCGTATTGACCAGCACATTGCCCGGTGGATAGGGACGCGCCTGCCGGGCGGCAATGGTCACCGTGTCCACCGGGGCGAGAGATGCGTCCAGTTGTTGTGAGCTTGTGCGGGTCAGCAGCTTTACTTCGACATCCTCGCCGGTCGCGTAGTCGCGGAAGTCGGTGGTCGGCGAGTGCGTCTGAAACCAGATCGTGTCGCCGACCGAGTGCGGCGTTGGGATCGTGTCGATGCACCCGCGCGCCACGGTCAGCGTCTTCGCGCCAACGTCGAAATCAACCACCTCGCAGTATTCTTCCCCGATCAGCACGGGTTGCCCCACGGCAACCCCGCCGGCCAGGAGGCCCGAGAGCGGCTCGATCTCGATATCGGTGGTGTAGCAGCCCATAGAAGTGCGCAACGTCGCCGCCGTATCGAACCCGGCGATCGAGCGGTTGCCGAACAGCGTCTCGCCGCCTGCCCGGCTGGTGACCCGGTATTCTATGGCGCCGCCGCCGGGATTGGCGGCGAACACCTTGATAACCCCGGTGTCGTTGTCCAGTTGGTCCGTCAACAGGGGCGGCAGATTGTCGGCGGCGTCGTACCAAGTCATCTCGCCTACATCGCGAAGCTGGATGATTCGAGGCTCTTTGACGGCCGGGATAAAGTAGCTGGGTTGCTGGGCGAGATAAGTCGCGTCGTCCAGTGTGAACACGTCCTGTACCGCGCCCACGGTTATCGTGCCGTCGGTCAGGGTGGTGTCTTCGATTGTGCCGGCCCGCACGATGATCGACTCGACGCCCCGAGTCGGAGCGTGGATTTTGAACACGCCGCCCGGCTTGATGTAAAAGCCGCGCCGGTCCATCTTGAGCTTGAACCGCCGCAAATCGCCGGAACTGACCCGCAAGTCGCGCATCCCCAACCGGCCCGCCAGGGTCGCGGTAGGAACACCAGGGTACTCCACCGTGGTTGATATCACCGCTCCGACACTCTGGAACGAAGCGAGATTTTGAACCCGGATTTGCCCCGCCTTGCCGTTGAGGGGCGAAGTGTACTTAACGATGATTTCGTTATAGCTGGTGTCGGCCGACGCGCTTTCGTCTTCGGTTATGTCGAGCAATCCGCTGTCGAAACCATAGGTGGTCAGCGTGTCCGGATCGTAATCGTCGCGGATCAGGTCGAGGGTCAACAACCCGCTGGTGCGGTCGATGTACAACACCGCGCCGATATGGTCGATGACTTTCTGGACAAACCTGTCCACGTCCTCCTGGCGAGTCCACCGGAAACACAGGCCCAGACCTTCGTCGTACAACTTATCGGCGGTCGCCCTGAAAGAACTGTCGTCAATAAAAGATACCGGGTAGCCCCGCCCCCATACCGTATTAGTGCAACATTCGTATATTATGTGGGCCGGGTTCATCGCCTTGATGTCGGCGTCACCCGACACCACGGTGATGAAATCCCCGACTGTTTCAACCACCGTGGTGGGGGTCGAGAACAGAAGCTGCATCTGATTGCCGCCCGTACCCGAGGCAACCGCGTTGTTGTAGATATCGTGGTTGAAGTTGATAAACGTGACCGTGTTGTCTATGGTCGTGCTGATGTCGCTGCCGATCAGCACTTGGTGCTCGTCCGCGTCGGCCGTCACATACGATAACTCGACCCCGCCGATGGACAGGACATCGCCGTCCTCGGGGTTGTTGTCGAATATGACAAACGATATCAAATCTTCGTTGACGATCAGGCGGCACTTGTCGGCGTACCAGCAGACGCCGTTTTCCCAGCCTGCCGTCGAGCGGTTCGCCCTGACTTTCCAGACTTTAGGATACGGGTTGTTGCTGGAAATCTGCCCGTAATAGAATAACGTGGTGACGCCGCGCCAGCCCGGCACCGGCAGGCCGGGGGTCAGTTGCTCGACAATGATATCATCGACAACCTGATCCGGCAGGCCCAGGAACAGTTTGAACGTCCCGACGATACCGCCCTCTTTGGTGTCGCCGCCGAACAGATCGGGCTGGTCTATCGTCGCAAAGTCGGTGGTCTGAAGCGAACCTATCCAAGCCGTCAGGTCGCCGACGTTGATCTGGTTGAGTTCGTTTATCGGAGCGTGGCATATCCCCATATGGAATGCCATCTCATAGCGGTAGCCGGTAATTTGCGAAGTAGAACTACTGCCGCTTTTAAGGCTCACTCGGAAGCCTCTCTGCGGGCAATCTCAGCCACGCGCAGAGCGAGGGGGTCGCCGGTAGCTTCGACTATCTCTACCGCAATCCCGCGCTCAAGGAACTCGGCCCAACTCCAGCCCTGTCTCATGCCAAATTTGCGCGGTTCGCGGTTGCACATGCCGGCAGCCCTCAAGTGCCGCATACGGACCATAATCATTTCTTGCCGCCGCCCCCGCCGCTGGAGGTACGGATAGCGGTGCTGACGAGGTTGCCGTAGTACAACACCATCCAGTCTTCTATCCACACGTCGCCGAATATGACCGGCTGCGGCGTGCCTTCGTCGTGCTCGGGAAACGTGAAATCCTGCAAGCCTGACGGCTGGGCATCGACGGTCTTGGGGGCCGAAGGCGACTTCGCGGTTAGCGCGGTGATCGCATACGACAGGACGAGGAGGGCAATGGCCCATACGAAATTCAAAACAAGGGCATCCCGTCGAATGGGTTACGGCCGGGAGTATGCGGGAAACCTCCGTAGTTGGGAAGGTTGAAGAACTTGAACTCGCAGTGGTTGGTCGTCCTATTGCAGCCGGGGTAGGCGAACAGCGTCCTGCCCACTGCGAGGCCGGCGGGGAACCCCATCGTGGTGACTACGTTGCCGGCGTGCTGGGTCAGGAACCGGCGCTCTTGGAACCCGGCCGGCGTCAGATACTCGATATAGCCGCCCGTGAAGTAGCCGCTGGCGTAGCCGCCCAGCAGGTCTGTGGTGACGCGCGAGCCGGCCAATCCAACCACCGTGATCGGGCCTGCCGCGAACGCCGCCGGATCGGCCTTGCAGGTGGTTGGGGCATAGAGAATGTGCGGGCAGCTTATCTGGTAGCCCTGGCGCAATCCCGGCCTCTGCAACGACGCCGTCATCATTGCGCAGGTGATTTCCGCCTGGACTTCGGTGGTGTGCTTGACCCCCGACACCGTGCCGACCCACACTAGGGGCGCCTCGGTGGCTACGGGGGCGGTTTCGATGTCGGCGATGTCGAAGGCGTGCGCCCGCCGGATGCGCAGCATGATCGTATCGGAGGGTATCGTACCTTCCAGCCGGTATTGCTGGGGAAAGTCTTCGACGGGCGGCATCGTCACGATCAGGTCGGAGGAAAGCTGGTCGGCGCTGAACGTCGCCCCGGCATCCGAGATCGACACGGCTTTGTACAAGTCACTACTATAAGTGATGTCACGGTCGGACCCGTTGTAGCGCCAGTAGAATATACTGTCCCCCGATGCTCGGGAGAACTCGTAAAGTTGTAGCGGTTGACCGTCGTAAGCCGAAAGCTCAAGCGTGCGGAAGGTCATATCCCCACCTCGAACAAACTGAACGTGGAGCGGTAAATCGGGCCGTACACGTTGACCGTAGCCACCGGCCCCGACTCGGTAATCGTAATGTGCAGATACTGGTCGTTGCCGCGTGCGGCAGTGGAAGCCGGAATTTGCAGATCGTTATGCACGACGCAAGTACCGATATACTTCAGCTTGGCAATCAGCGTGGCAGGATCGAACTCGAACGCTTTGATCCGCAATGTGGTGGCGCCCAGGCCATAATGCGTGTAATCGCTGTAACCGATCATGTAGAATATGACCCAATACTTTCCGTTTGCCCGTTTCTGGACGCCCCCGATCTGCATCGAGTAACAATCCACCCCGCCGGCTTCGTCGGTCGAGATGTATGTGTACTCGTCGGGAAACGGAATAGCGGGGGAATCGTCCGCATTTTGCCAATCGGCATTATCTATTATGTAGTTGGCAGTCGGTAATATATGAGTATCGAGATTGACGCGGGTTGTACTGGAGGCGATACTGCCATAACTGTGGTTGCCCAACCCGATCCGCAGGATGCAACCATCGGGATAAGCGGGCGCGATAACGTTGTAGACCTCGGGGTTGTTCGCCCCGCTGCTACTCATGTTCTGCAAATGCTCGCGGTTGAGATAGTGGTAATAATATAAGTTTCCGTCGTCTCCCGGCAAAATGAATCCGAACCCCCGGCTCTGGTTTGTTCCGGTCGCCGGATAGCTCGCCCACCGGATCGTCAGGTTGGTGCTGTTGCCGATAGGGTAGTAGCCGGCCGCGCGTATCCGCAGCGGGCCGTACCCCGGATACCCGGCGTGGTAGGTGCCGTCGAGAAACTGGCTGATCGAAGGCAGCGCCCCCATCACGAAAGACACGCCGCCGAACCCGGCGAAGGCGCCGTAGAAAATCGGCTGCTCCAGGCTCAACGGCTCGTAGAACCAGAGTCCGTGGATAAAGGGCATGTCGGTCGTGCCTCGGTGCCAGTGCGCGCCCAGGACCGTCAGGGTGCCGTCGAGGTGCGGCTCGAACAGCACGAACCAGTTGTCGAAAGCCCTGCCCGGCTGCGCCGCCCAGAAACGGCAGGCGACATACTGGCCGGCATAGATCGGCGATATCTCCATGTTCGTCTGGGTTTCGGTCAAAGCCCCGGAATCAACAATCGTACTACCGTACCATGTATTTATGGCCGCGATAAAATCGGCACGGGTGTAGGTCTTCAACAATACACCGGACAGCCCGGTGATGCTGACGGTCGGAACACTGGCTATACTCTCGATAAAATAATAATTGTTAAACTTGTCGATATTACATGGAATAGGCATACTGAGTTGTGATGCCTGCGTTACCGCAGGCGTGCGTGCAAACCAGCGGAACTGTTGCAGGCAGCGTTCGCCGATAGACGGAACGACACTGTTCCTGGCGGCGCGGAATGTGGTCTTGGCGGTTGTCATCCCGCGCGTGTTGGTGTGGTGTTCCAACTCCACTAAATCCGCGTCCTGCCGGCACAGCACGAGAAAACTCACGCGGTTTATCGTGGCTGCCGGGATATCG